CAGCAATGAACACAAGCTCACGTCAGTCTCATCGCAGTCAGTCCTCGGAGCACAGACCCTATGGACTTTCAACACTAAGTACAGCACTCTCAGCGTCTTTGTTGCTGACGGTCCTAGCGGTCTTAGCATTAGAGGTACTACTTTGGTCGGTATTAATACTGAAGCCTCTAAGTCCATGAAGATCGGCCGTAAAACAGCCGAGAAGCTTCAGGCGGTACTTACCGGCGGAAAGATCGTGCAGAAGCGCCTAATCGAAGAGATGAAAGGTGAGGCTAACGGCAGGATCAACGAGAATACCATCCTACTCAAGGCGAGCAAGTGATAGACTCAAGATAGCTATAAATAGGTAGCTTGAAAGGAGTCTTCATGACCAATATCATTCAATTCCCAAACAGAACGGGCTTCGACGGCGTATTTCCAGATACGGAAGAGCATCTCATGCAGGTCCGACAGGACTTCTGCGACGAGGTAGTGTCTGACGTGATGGACGCAGTCACTGCAGTAGTAGCCAGCTTCGGCTTCAACGGAGCTGTTACTCAGGAGTCTATAAAGGACATCGTCTTCGTAGAAGAAGCGCTCAAGGCGTTCACATACAGGTTCAAGGGCCTAGAGCACTCGCTTCACCCGATCATAGACCAGACTATTACCATCACAGACGACGCAAAGAAGCACCTTGAAAATCTAGAAGACAATATAAGTTGACATTATAGTTGAAAGATATATAATACATATATCAGAAACGTGGAAACCTTACAATGATTATCGTGGACTTTCAGCAAGTTATGATCTCCAATCTTATGGCTCAGATTGGTAACCATACAAATATCCAGATCGAAGAGAGCCTATTCCGTCACATGGTCATCAACTCACTCCGTGGGTACCGCACTAAGTTTAAGGACTACGGTGAGATGGTCATTGCATGCGACGACAAGAACTTCTGGCGTCGTCAGGTATTCCCGTACTACAAGGCAAATCGCAAGAAGGCTCGCGATAAGTCAGAGCTCGACTGGACGACTATCTTTGAGTACTTCGGAAAGCTCAAAGCTGAGATCCGAGAGAACTTCCCATACCGCATGATCCAGATCGACACTGCCGAGGCAGACGACATCATTGCAACTCTAGTAGTAGAGTTCAGCGAAGACCGCACTGAAGAAATCGTTATCTTGTCCGGCGATAAGGACTTCATACAGCTCCATCGCTACCCTAACGTAAAGCAGTACGATCCAGTACGCAAGAAGATGATACAAAGCGACGATCCAAACCGCTACCTCTTTGAGCACATCCTCAAGGGTGATGCCGGCGACGGTGTACCTAACATCTTGTCAGACGACGATACTTTCGTCACTGACAAGCGTCAGAAGCCTATGACACAGAAGAAGATGGACGAGTTCTTCTTTGACCGGTCGGCCATCGCGATGCAGCGCAACTGGAACCGTAACCAGCAGCTGATCGATCTTGGGTTCATCCCACAGGACATCAGAAAAGCGGTCATCGATAAATACCATGAAGAGGGTGGCAAGGACAGGAGCAAGCTGTTCAACTACTTCATATCGTACAAGCTAAAGAACATGATGGAAAGCGTGGGAGACTTTTAATGGTAATGAGCGTATCAGAGATCTTAAAGAAGTGCAGTGAGTTCAAGAAGAAAGAAGAGCGAGTAGAAGCCCTTCGCCAGAACTGCAACGAACCCTGCAAGATCATCCTTCAGTACATGTTTCACCCGGACGCTAAGTTCCTTCTTCCAGAAGGTAAGCCTCCGTTCAAGTACTCGCAGTTCGACGAGCACAACATGCTGCACCGCGAGGCTCGCAAGCTCTATCTCTTTATCGAGGGTCTTAGCCCAGACATGAACCCGCTCAAGCGCGAGTCTCTGTTCATCCAGATCTTAGAGGCAATACATCCAGAAGATGCAGACCTCTTATTATCGATGAAGGACAAGAAGAGTCCATACAAGGGTCTCACCAAGGACGTCGCAGTAGCAGCATTTCCGGAGCTATTTCCAGCATGACTCGCTACGCTAACCTTCAAAAGTTGGTTACTAAGAATAAGAAGAAGAATTTTGTTGATGAGAATCAAGTTTCTTTCAAAGAAATAAAGAGAGAAAGATCCAGCAAGAAGCTTAGAAACTACGACAACGCACTAAGGGCAAAGAACCTAGACAGGCTCCTCTCATATGACGACTGAAACGGTACTGTTTGCTATCTTCTATACTGCCTTACTTATACCAGTCGCGGTGTACTACTATCTGACCGGCCGTGAGGCTGGCGTCAGGGAGACAGTATACGTGTTCCACTTGTTTGAGCCAGAAGCGCTGGTAAGGATGCACCCAAAACTAAAGGAAATAGTCAATGGAACGAATGCTAACTGAGACCGACAAGGAACAGTTCGACGAGATGATGGAGAGTCTGAAAGGCAAGATGGACGGTCCAGTCTACCTAAGCGACTACGTAAAAGCTGAGATGGTTCTACAAGGCTTTAATCCTATAAATAAAGACGACATCACAGCTTACTGGATGTCTAAGGGCATAGACACGAATGGCTAACTATTCATTCAGAGATACTAAGACGAACAGAGAGTTCGAAGTGGACATGCCTATATCTCAGCTCGACGCATACAAGGCTGAGAACCCTCATCTAGAACAATTCATATCAAGAGCTCCCGCTATGGCGGACCCGACCCGATTAGGCCTTCGTAAGCCTGATGCGGGTTTTCGTGATGTTTTGAAAAGAGTGAAGAAGGCAAGTGGGAGGTCGAATAAGATCAATACCTGGTAACCCATAAAGGAACCCTCATGGACAAGCTAACCCGCGCTGAAAAAAGACAAAACAAGCAGAGCAAGCGTCAGGAGTCACAACAACAAAAGAACAACTTAGTCCTAAAGAGTATATCCCCTAAGACAAACAATCAAGAGCAGATCTTCAAGGAATTCGTAAACGGCAAGAACCTTCTAATTCACGGTCTACCAGGGACCGGAAAGTCATTCCTTTCGCTATACCTCTCTCTGAATGAGATTGAGAAGTTCAAAGAACACCACAGTATCATGATCATTAGGTCGGTGGTACCATCAAGAGACATGGGCTTCCTGCCCGGATCTATCAAGGAAAAATCAAAGGTATACGAGGCACCATATGCAGGCATCTGCGCTGAGCTGTATGGTCGTGCAGACGCCTATGAGATCTTAAAGCAGAAAGGAGTCATCAGCTTTGAGACATCCTCGTTTCTTCGCGGCATTACAATCGACAATACCATAGTGATAGTCGACGAGTGCCAGAACATGACATACCACGAGCTCTGCACAATCGTTACTCGCATGGGCAAGAACTCAAAGGTAATCTTCTGCGGTGACTACAGGCAGACTGACCTTAAGTACGACGACGAGCGCTCCGGTATCTTCCACTTCATGAAGATCATTGCAAGTATGAAGCGCTACTTCTCTAGCGTAGAGATGATGGTCGACGACATCGTTAGATCCGGACTGGTGAAGGAGTTCATCATCCGCAAAGAAAACTATGAAAATCCTAAAGTGATGGTGGTACAGAGCGATGGCGGAATGGTTAGACAGCCGAAAGTCTTTCACTAAGGTTCTTAGGAACCATGAGATATCAGAACTAGAGCAGATCAATACGGACTCCGGCAGGTACTACAAGACTCCTGCCGGAGCTCTATATCCATCGGCTACTACGGTAGTCGGCTTTCTCGGTAAGGAAGCAATCGAGAAGTGGAAGAAGCGAGTCGGCGCAGAAGAAGCCGAGCGCATCTCGAACAAGGCTGCTACTCGAGGTACTCGCATGCATACGCTCTGCGAGGACTACATCAACGGCGACCCAATCAATCCATCGGAATACGACTGGAATGACCAGTTCCAGTTCAAGATGCTTCGCAGGCACCTCGATGCGTGCGTCGACAACGTGCACATGCAAGAAGTACGTCTCTACTCTGACTACCTGAAGCTCGCAGGTACGGTCGACCTCGTAGCAGAGTACAACGGTAGGCTCTCGATCATCGACTTCAAGACTTCCAAGAAGCTGAAAGAAGAGAAGTGGATCCTGAACTACTTCTGTCAAGCCACTGCATACGCGATCATGTATGAAGAACTCACTGGAATCCCAGTACCGCAGATCGTCATCATGATAATGGTCGACGACGAGGAACCCCAGATCTTCGTAAAGAAGCGGAATGACTATGTCAAGGACCTACTAGACATCCGCGAAAAATACCGGTTGACATATAACGTCTAGTAGTGTATAAATAGAATTGCTGATGTCGTTGACATCTAGTGGAATAGGCATGCTGGACGCGGGGGCAGTACCCGCCGCCTCCACCATGGATACACAAACACCCTGCGAGATTGTTGCTTTAGGGTAGGGTGACAAGAAATAGAACAGCAACTAATACTTGTTTTATTTGTGTATCTTTGATGGGGGCGAAATAGGATCGACGGGTGCAGTAAAGACGAGATCGAGACTGACGCAAAATCGTAAATGCAAACGACAACAATGCATATGATCTAGCCTTCGCGGCTTGATCGGAGTTCGGGGGGAACTTGGCAACAGAATCCCCCCACCTTAACACAGCACACAACACACAGGAGACTACTATGACTAAGACAGCATTTGAGATCAGGTTTGAT